TAACTTCCTTGCGTGATAAATATGTCACCTGCTTAGAAGCTATTGCGGTGGCGGGTAGCTCATATTCAATAGCGGGACGCTCTTTTTCTAGGGCGAACCTCGGAGAAGTTTCGTCCACCATAGCAGAATTAACGCTTGCTATTGACTCGGTGAATGGCACAAGGATTCGTACAACCTACGCAAAATTTGGCCCGTGAAGAAAATATCCCTTAACCTAATCGACCGAGCCGTGGCTTTGGTCAATCCACAAGCGGGAGTTGAGAGAGCGATTGCAAGGGCAAAGCTGACCCATTTTAATTACGATGCGACAAAGTACAATCGGGAACGCAAAGGCCCGAGCGTGTTGCAGGGTGCAGAGAGTTATCGGACTGGATATGATCGCATCGAATTAATGAAGCGGAGCAGGGACTTGGCTGAGAATGTTGGATTGGTTCGATCTATCCTAATGAAGTTTGCCTCGCACACGGCGGCCAATGTTTCCTACCAAGCACGGACAAGCGAGCCAGCGGTGAATACAGATGTTGAATCGTTCTGGTCTGAATGGTGGGACAACTGCGACATCTCGACTCGGCATACTGGTTCGACTCTGATGCAAGTTGCGGTGATGTCGATGCTCCGAGATGGTGACTTTCTATTCGTTTTAATCCGAGACAAGAATGGCGATCTAAAATTACAAGGCATCGAAGCAGATCGACTCGGCAATCCATTTCAAGTTTATACCACTAGCGATCTAATCGGGGGCATCCATATAGATCAAGAAACTGGTGCTCCTACTGCCTACGATATTTTTGCACGATCTATCGGCAACGCTTACACCTTCCAACAAAAGGTAAGCGCAAGCCAAGCGTTCCATCTATACGACCCACTCCGAATCGACCAGTACAGGGGCATCTCTGCTTTTCATACCGCAATTAACGATGCACAAGACATTTACGATATAATCAATTTTGAAAAGATGTCCGCTAAGGTGGCGAGTTCGCAGAGTGCAATCGTTCTCAGAAACAACAACAACGCTTCCGACCTAAGCGATCTGACCGCAGACACCAATTTTGATAACCAATCAATCAAGCTAGAGACAATGGAATCGGGCAAGGTTAGTTATCTCGAACCGGGCGAAACGATTCAGTTCCCCGATGGCCCGAACAGACCAAGCGGAGCGTTCGCAGAATTTCACAAGATTCTACTCCGCAACATTTGCTTGGGAGTTGGCATCCCTTACAGCTTCGCCGTTGACCCTTCCGCTATGTCTGGCCCTACTGCTCGCCTTGAGATGCAACAAGCGGGGCGAACTTTCCGCAGATACCAGAAACTCCTAGACGATAAAGTGCTTCGCCCAATTAAGAACATTGTAATCGCTGATGCAGTTGCTAGGGGATTGATTGAGAACAACTCTGGAAGCAGAACGACCAAGGGCATCTTTAACTTTGGGGCGAATGTCTCCATAGATTTAGGGAGAGAATCTAGCTCGGCGATAGCAGAATTTCGATCCGGCTTGCGGACGGCTGGGGACATATATTCGGAGCGTGGCCAAGATGCAGAATCTTCCCTCCGTGCTAGGGCTTTAGAATCCAAAATGATTCAAGACCTTGCAAAACAATATGGCGTTCCTACGGCTTCTATCTCTGATGGTATGCTTGGGCAGGGAATACAACCCCAAGGCCAAGCCGTCACAACTGACACAAACGAAACAATAACCCAACAAGACACCACTCAACCAGCCGAAGATTTATCCAATCAATCTCTCAACGGTGCTCAAGTTTCTTCGCTTATTACGATTATCAATGCCGTGGCCGCTGGTGCTGTTTCCAGAGAAGGTGCTGTCACAATCATAGTCTCGGCGTTCCCATTTATATCTCCCGAACAAGCAACAAGCATTATGGCTGGTGTGAACATCGGAACAATAGCCCCAACCACAAGCACACCGCCACCCAGCCCCGACCAACCTACGCAAACTGGCGGGGGAGACTCTCAAAAAAAAAGTAACTTAGAGATTCTTGAAAGCCTAGACCCCGCATCAATTAAGATGCTGATTGGGGGGATGATGGGCGGGATTGAGTTGGTGAAATACGATGGGATTGATTTTACACCCCCACAAGGGGCTAGGGATGCCGCTAAAAGAGCCTTGGATGTTAGGGAGACTAAACCACCCAGCCAAAGAGGGATGACCCCTGTGGGCATTGCTAGGGCTAGAGACTTACAAAACGGGGTGAAGATGTCGCCCGACACCATTAAAAGGATGAAAGCCTTTTTCGATAGACACGAAGTGGACAAGAAAGGCTCGACCTTTGGGGAGCAAGGAAAAGGATGGCAAGCGTGGAATGGTTGGGGCGGGGATGCTGGCTATTCTTGGGCAAAGAAGATCGTTGGACAGATGGATGCGAGGGACAAGAAAGAACTAGCCGAACCAGCCTCTTGCCCAATCGCCACGCAAGATGTAAAGACGAATCTAGCCAATAGGCAGACAGCCGTGGACGATGCGAACTATGGCCCAGCCAATCCTAACGAACCCAACGAGGACTATTGGAAAGCAAAGGCAGACGAGTTCCAAGGGGATGTACCCACGGCAAAGAAGATGCTTTGCGGAAATTGTGCGGCCTTTGACCAAAGGAACAAGATTCTAGGATGTATCAAGAAGGGGATCGGCGAGGATGCGAACGAAGTAGCGGTGGGTGGCGATCTAGGCTACTGCGAGATTTTTGACTTTAAGTGTGCATCGAAAAGGACTTGTGACGCTTGGATTGTGGGTGGCCCGATTACAGATAAGAAAGAGGAACTTGCCCGACCAGTCTCTCAGACCCCCGCCCCCCCGAAGGAACGAATCAAAGGCTCGAAGGAGAACCCGAAGGGCACGGCATCGACCCGGAGCAAGGCTGGGGACATTGAGATTTCAGAACAGAACGAGGAAGCCTTGAAGAACAAGATTGCCGAGTTTAAGGACAAACACCCATCAAGGAACGCCCCTAGCCTTGGGGCATTGAAGAAAGTGTTTAGAAGGGGAGCAGGTGCGTTCTCCACTAGCTTTCGACCCACCATCAGCGGGGGCAAGCCTAACTCAAGGAACGCTTGGGCTATGGCTAGGGTGAACAAGTTCTTGAAGATGGCGGGTGGTGGTGAAGTCAAGAAATCATATCGAGAAGCAGACGGCGATCTCCTTTGACATAAGCGAGGCAGTTATGCCCCTACCAAACCCGACAAACTCAGAAACTGAGGACGAGTTCGTGGCTCGTTTCATGGATGACGAAACAGCAAAACAAGATTTTCCCGACAACGACCAAAGGCTTGCAGTAGCTTATAGCACCTACAGAGACGAGGAACTAAATGAGATGGAGCTAGGTGGAGTTTCAATTTTGGAGGTGGGAGAGGCTAAAGGACACGACCTTTTCGTGGATAAAACGAGCCTAGAGACTGCCCTCAAACTTATGGGAGGTGCCAAGAATGGCGTGAAGGTCAAGATGAACCACGGAAGCGGATTAGATGCAGTTGTCGGATTTGCAAGGAATCCTCGCATCGAAGGGGATAAGCTAGTTGCCGATCTTCGACTACTCCGCAACTCTCCTCACTATGGCCTTATCAAAGAGATGGCATCGGAAGCCCCCGACCAGTTCGGCGTTTCCCTAGCCTTTGTGAATGAGAGCGAGACGATTGACGGCAGGGATTACATCAGACCGCAAAGCATCGCCTCGGCTGATCTTGTATCCTCGCCGGCGGCCACGAACGGACTCTTTGAAGAAATGGTAAAGTTTATGGAAAAGCTAGGATATGTTAGCGGAGGCAAGACTATCCCAGCGGTAGCCAAAGAAGCAGTAGTGGAAGCACCACTTGACAAAAAGGATAAAACTAATATGGATGACCAATATATGAAAGATATCGAGGACATTAAAGTCCGCTTAGGGGCTATCGAAGCCGCTATGAAACCCAAAGACGAAAAGATGGCCGAAGCTCCTATGGATGACAAGGCAGTTGCCGAAGGTGCAAAAGCCGAAGGCGAATCTGTTGATGAGGAAAAGAAAGAGGAGATGAGTGAAGTTGTGAAGAAAGTTCTCACCGAGTTCGGCATCAAGCCCATTCCCGCCTCGCCATCTATCGAAGTTCCTTCCGAGAAAAAGGAAGAACCCAAGAATTTTGAAGCACTCGTGGCCGCCCATAGCGATTACGGAACTTCTAAACTCAAGGCTATGAAGGCCGTGATGCTCTCTAACCCAACTGAATACACCGAGGCTTTGACTCGTGGTATTTTCAAACTCTAAAAAGAAAGATAAATAATATGGCAACTAATATCGACGGCGGTGCAGTTCGCACCTTTACTTTTTCTGCTACTGCGATCTGTGCTTATCGCTTAGTGGAAATTCATACTGACGGCACGGCTCGGGCGGCTGTCTCTGGCTCGGCTCGTTGTGTCGGCTCCACCATCTCGGATGTGGCCGCCTCTGATGTCGGATCAGTCAAACTCTTTTACCCAACCTTTTTCGCTAATTGCGAGACGGCTATTGCTATTGGTGGCTTAGTTGCCACAACTGGCGGTGGTCTAGTGACAACTGCGGCGGCCAATCTTGGCATCGTCGGAGTTGCCCTCGAAGGTGGGGCGGCTGATGCGGTTGTTGAAATCGCAGTTCCTCTCACCCAGT